ATTACAGCTTTACAAACAGAAAAGCACACATATCAGACGATTGTCCTTGATGTTATTGATGATATTGTCGTTATGATCGAACAATACATTTGTGATAAAGAAGATGTCGAAACACTGGGGGATATTCCATACGGCAAAGGTTATGCAGCATTTACTAACATTTTTCAACAACTAGTTATCGAATTAAAATCATTGCCAATGAACGTGATTTATATTTCTCGGAATGCATCAAAATTGGAAGGGACGACAGAAATTGAAATTCCTTCTTTGAAGGAGAAACACCAAAATATTGTTAATGGGAACTGCGATTTGTCGATTCAATGTAAAAAAGTCGGTAAGAATTACATTCGTGTAGCTAAGGCGCGTCGTAAAGATTATATGCGCGATCAAGTAGATGACCCTGAAATTTTAAAAATCCTTGACAGCATTACAGGAGTTTTCGGACGTTCGCCTAAAACCACTAAAAAAGTTCAAGATGAAATTGTGAAGAAAATTGAAGAGAAAGAAGATGTGCTACAAGCAACAGAAGAAAAACCCAGTGATGCGCCAGTACCAAAAACTGATGTCGTTGAAAAATCTAAGTCGGCAACAAGAAAGACAGCTCCAGTTAATCAAACGACATCTACGCCACAAACAGCAAGCAATGTTTCAAAAGCTGGACGTATCAAACCAAAAATCTAAATTTATAGATAAAAATAAACCAAAAAATATATTGAAAAGAGGTATTTAACATGGGATTAAAAGATTTAGCAAATGAAGTATTAGCAGGATTCGATCCAAAAACAGATAACCCGAATGCAGGTGGTTTTGATGGATTACCAGATGGTGAATATGATGTGCAATTAGACAAAGTAGAGCACAAAGTATTTCAAAGTGGTTGGGAAGCACTCTCTTTCTCAACAGAAGTAACCGTTGGTGAAGCGTCCGGACGTAAAGAATTTATCAGTTTAGGTTTTGATGAAGCGGCTGTCCCAAACTTCGTTTTACAAAAGAACATCAAATTAGTCGGGAAATTAGCTAGTGTAATTGGTCTGCAATTAGCTGATGATGATTGGGAAGACGAAACAACTTTAGCAAATGCTTTTCAAGATGGTTTAGGCAGCCAGTTCATCTTAGAAATTACCTCTTCACCTAATAAAAAGGACCCATCTAAGCCATATAAAAATTATGATTTTATTCCTTATGATGAACCGAATGATGCCCCAAATACTGATGCAGTCATCGACATCTCAGATGAAGATTTACCATTTTAAAAAGGAGAGATAGCCAATGTTCACATTTTACTGGTTATACCAAAAAGACGATAATTGGCTAGCTGTTTTTAAAACAGATAACAATATACAGAAGGCGACAGACAAAGAGAGCTTGGAAAAAGCTCTCTCGTCTGTTCATTATCTAGTCAGTTACGGTAATTATCAAGAGAGCGATAAGTTTTTGGCCAAGATTTTATCTGACGGAAAAAGCACATTCCTACAAAAGTATTTATCGATTGACCTAAAGCAAGAAGCCAAAAATTGTACAATCGAGGAGATAGGGTACTACTTACGGATGGATGTATCTACAAAATCGATTAAGGAATATTGTCTGAAACGAATTGCAATTTGTGAAAAAATTTTTGAAGAACGCGAAGAATATCTGGAAACAAAATTTGAAATTGTTAAAGAATTTAAATTGTCTGCACGATCAATTATGAAGACAAGAGCGAATTTAGCAGCGGAAATTTTGGAAGCACAAAAAATTCCAAAGCGCTCTAATATGTTGATTTACGAATTTGATAAACACATTCCAACAAAGGAACTACCTGAAAAGTTAATTCAGTTCTACACAAAAATGAAACATGACTACATGTGCAGTTATGATGAGAACCTTAAAAGTCAAAAGATGAAAATGACTTTAGCTGGTTTAACGCATGTTTACGGCGTAGGTGGTCTACATGCTGCAAAAGATAAATATAAAGGAAAAGGCGACTATTTACTCATTGATGTGAAACAGTTTTTTTCGTCACTGATTTTAAACAATGACTTTCTAACAAAAGCGGTCAAGCAACCAGAAAAATTCAAACTTTTGTATCAAAAGAAAGTCGAAACAGAAAAGCTTACGTACAAAACGCTAATCAATGCTGTCAATGGTTCGATGAATAATCCATATTCGGCTATGTATGACCCGTCAAGATATTATTCAGTAACTATTAGTGGTCAGCTTATTATTACCCATTTGATTATGCTGCTTGAATCATTTTTCGAAGATCTGATTCAGACGAATACTGACGGTATTTTAATCAAAATCAATCCAATTATGGAATCAATTATTCGAGAGATTCTTGATTTGTGGTGTGAAAAATTAAAGTTAACAGTTAGTATCACGAAGATTAAAAACGTTTGGCAAAAAGATGTAAACAATTATGTATTTCGAAAAGCTGACGGTAATTTGATTCGCAAAGGAATTTTTGCCAGTCCAACCTATCAATCGAATAATGTGCCAATAATTAGCGAAGGTATTTTTCAATGTGTGGTTTACAATACGAAAGCCCAAGAATACGTTATTGATGGATTTAAGAATGGGCCGATAGAAGATTTTTATTACATTGGCAAAGTGCAGACTGGTTTTGAATCATTAGAATTGTCTTTGAATAACCAATACAAAAAAATGAATCAAACAGTGTGCGGAATTGCCACCACTGATAAGCGATTCGGTGGCATTTTCCAAGTTAAGAATGATTTACATTCGAAATTACCTGGTTCTCCGAACCAATTTATACCAATTAATAATGTAACAAAAAAAAATATTGATGTGAATTGGTACATTGAACAAATTGAAAAAAATAGTTTTTAAAATGAAGTATTTTGAAGAAGGCGGTGAGAAAATCTTGTGGTGAACTTTATAAAACTTGAACCAGGTCAAAAGAAGCCTGACCAAAAAAGTTTGGATGATTTTTACACAGATCTCACTAAACTAAATGATGCAGCAGTCCTTTTAAATCCTGAAACAGTAGTGGTGGATTTTGATGAACATGCGGAAATAGGTTATAAATTTTTAGAAAAATATCCAACATTAGCTTTTGAGACAAAACGAGGGGTTCATCTTTACTATAAACGTCCTGTTCAAATTAATGGCCATAAAGTATTATTACGAAATTGGGTCAAAAAAGTAACAGTCAGTGGTGCCGCAGTCGATTATAAAACAGGAAATAAGACGACTGCTACCATTAAACAAAACGGTCAGATGCGTGTAATGCATGGTTCGCTGGAGATATTTTCAGACTTACCAACTTTGCCAATTGAATTGTTACCTATCAGATTGAAAAATGTTTTAACGGATATGAAAGAAGGTTCTCGTAACAGTTCACTTTATTCTCATTTACTGACAGTACGCGAAATGTATGAATTAGATTATGACACGTTGACGAAAATTGCTTTTTTTATCAACGATGAAGTATATGGTGAGCCACTACCCACAAGCGATATTTCTTCTTTAGTCAGTTCAGTAAGTGAGAAAGAAATTCGAGAAAAATTATATTTGGATCCAAAAGACATGATTGTGACAAGTGAAGCTCTTGCGGAAGAATTAAGCATCAAATTTTTCAACGGTTCACTTTTTCATAAAGAAAATAACTATTGGATTAATGATAAGAATAAACTGTTACGAAAGATTGATGAACGAATTAAATTGATTCCTAGCAAATGGAAACAATTAATTGATTTGTTCCCAGTTAAAGGCGAGTTGATAGAAAACTATGATTTCCCAATTCAATTCCGTAACGATTATATGTTAGATGGTGCAGAGGTCATTCCGATGGCCACTAAAGAGTTCACACCTTTCTTTCTTGATGTGGACTATGATCCAGATGCATACGATAAAACAGTTGATGATTTTCTTAATTTTTTAGTATCAGATAAGCCAGACCTACGTTTAATTGTCGAAGAGTTGCTTGGTCATATTTTAATGACTGCGGGTTTCCCTCATAAAGTATTTTTCTTAGTTGGAAATACTGGAGCAAACGGTAAAAGTACATTTTTAGAAATGTTAAATGCCTTCATTGGTGACTTAGGTCTAAATTTAGCGCTTGAACAGTTCAACGATCAGACATCAGTCATGGAACTGGAAGGGAAATTGGTCAATGTCGGGGATGACATCGATGCAGGCTATATGGAAAAATCAATGAATTTTAAAACTTTGGCTTCCGGAAATACGATTATGGTTCGTCCAATTTATTCAAAACCCTATAAATTGAAAAATAAAGCAACTTTAATCTTTACGGCAAATGAAATGCCAACTTTTAAAGATAAATCCGGTGGAATAGCAAGACGTGTTGTAGTTATACCTTGCGAGAATAGAGTGAAGAAGTCAGACCCTAAAATTGACGAAAAGCTTTCATCTGAAAATGCCAAATCCTACCTATTAAATATTGCGCTCAATGCAATGGAACGAATCAACAACAACGGTGGCCAGCTTTCTGCTTCCGAAACTGTCGCGAAAGTAACAGAAGAATATTTTGTTGAGAGTGATACAATTCTTGGTTTTATTCGTCAAGACGGCATTGACGAAAACTTGACGACAAAAGGTGTTTACGAGGAGTATCTAAAATTTTGTGATGAGGCTGGAGCTAAGCCTTATTCTCAAACTAAGTTTACACAGCG